AAAGCCATGATGCAGATTAAAGATGGCGATAAAGAGATTAACATTGGATGGATGACGAGTGGCTCAGATAACGATACCGTATAAGCCTCGTGCGCTCCAAGCTGAGATGCATAACAGCCTGAAGCGCTGGAATGTTTTAGTCATGCACAGACGTTTTGGCAAGACTGTTTTTGCAATTAACCATTTAATTAAACATGCTTTAACGTGTGAGCTACCCAGACCAAGAGTTGCTTTTATAGCACCTACCTTTACGCAAGCTAAAAGGATAGCATGGGATTATGTTAAGTATTACGCTGGCGTTATACCAAATGTCTCCTTTAATGAAACCGAGTTGCGTGTAGACTTTCCTAATGGCGCTAGGTTAATGCTATTGTCTGCTGAAAACCCAGATGCATTAAGAGGAATATACTTAGACTTAGCTATCTTTGATGAGTTTGGTATGCAAAACCCAAGGGTATGGGGGGAGGTTGTGCGACCAGCCTTGTCTGACAGAGAGGGGGCGGCTGTTTTTCTGGGAACTCCTGCTGGTCATAATCATTTTTACGATTTACTAGAAACCGCTAAACTACAAGAAGAAGAAGGCTCTGACCAGTGGTACTGGAAGATAGTAAAGGCTTCTGAGAGTAAACTTGTAAAGCCATTAGAGCTTGATGCTGCCAAGGCTCAGATGACACCAGAGCAGTATGAGCAAGAATACGAGTGTTCCTTTACTGCTGCCATTATAGGAGCGTATTATGGCAAGCTGTTGGCAGATGCTGACGATAATGGTAGAATAACGCAAGTACCTTACGACCCTATGTACCCAGTGCATACGGCCTGGGATTTAGGAATTAACGATAGCACAGCCATTTGGTTTGCACAGATACTAAGAGGTGGTGCTATTAATGTTATTGATTATTACGAGAATGGTGGCGTTGGCTTACAGCACTATGCCGATGTTCTTAATAGAAAGGAATACACTTACGGGGACCATCTTGCACCGCACGACATTGAAGTCAGGGAGCTTGGCAGTGGTAAGTCGAGGTTGGAAACGGCCTTTTCCCTTGGCATACGATTTAAAGTTATTCCTCGGATGAAAGTTGCTGATGGAATAAATGCGGCTCGTATGTTATTACCTAAGTGCTACTTTGATAGAGACAGGTGTACTGAGGGTCTGGATATGTTGAGGCAGTACAGGCAGGAATATGATGAACGTAAGAAAACTTTTAGAGACCACCCAAGGCATGATTTTACATCACATGCGGCAGATGCGTTTCGGTATCTCGCTACTGGGCTGGAGAATAGAACAAATTATACAAAGCCTCCGCAACAAGTGGCGGTAAATGATTACAACCCTTTTAGCTATTAGTTGGGCAATTATGGCAAATAAAGATGAAATATTAGAAGTAGGGCTAGACCATATACACTATTATGAGTCTAGGCGTGGGCAAAACAAAGGAATAGATAAAGACAGAAATGGTAGCGAAGTAACTAGAGGGGAATATCATATACAACTTGACAGAGCAAAGTTACTAGACCCAGATACGTACAGGAATATGCAGCAGTCTGATTACACAGCTATGATTGATAGCGCAGAAGGGCCGAAAGAAGAGAAAAGACTAGCAAAGCTTTATTTAGAAAATATGATGGAAGAATCTGGGGTAGATTTTTCTGGTTTAACTGTAGGGGAGTCTGTTGCATTTTTATCGATGAATTACAACTCAGGCTTAGATGCAAATCCAACAACACAAAAAGCTTTTCGACTTCTCGCCAATGCAAGAAATAAGAATGACTCTGAATTAGGTCTGTATATGGAAGCGGCTAAAGGCTTGATAGACTTAACAAGAGCTTTTGGAGAGCAAAGTAATGGAGTTATGAACAGGACTAAGTCTCATAAAGAAACTTTTGATGGCAATTTAAACGTAGAAAGTACCATGATAGATTCTGGTCAAGGCTCAACTACAGCAGAGAACAGGCAAGAAACATATCAAAAGATAGTAGATGAAAGTAATAGAGCCAAGTTATTTGTAACGCAAGAAATGTTTTTACTGCAAAACGAACCTGTTATGGCTGGTTTTCGCAATAAATCTTCTGAAATTGGTTTGGGTACATTTACCTCACCAGAGGGAACTACAAGGGATGTAACCATAAAAGAAGACAAAAAATTAAAAGAAATGCAACAAGGAGCAAGATAATGAGTTTTTTAACACCTAAAGCGCCACCACCGCCACCACCTCCACCGCCACCTCCTCCACCTGTTGATGAGGCAAGAGCTGCTACATTAGCGGAAGAAGCAATGATGATGCAGCGAAGAACGAGAAAAGGCAGAGGTTCTACGATTGTTGCTGGTGCGTTACAAGAAGGTCAGCAAACAACTGGTGTGATAAAGTAATGGAAGACTATGTTAAAGGTCTCGTAAAGCGTTTTGAGAGTATTCAAACGCAAAGAGATAATTGGGATACGCATTATCAAGAGCTAGGCGATTACATGCTGCCAAGAAAGGCAGACATTGTTAAGAAGCGTTCTCGCGGTGAAAAGCGCATGGAGCAAATCTATGATGGCACAGCGCTACAAGCTGTAGACCTTTTATCAGCATCTCTACACGGTATGCTTACAAGTGGGGCTTCTCCTTGGTTCCACTTAGATGTAAAAGACACAGAGCTAAACCGTGACGATGATGTGCGCGAATGGTTACAAGACACCAGTATGCGTATGATGAGAGCCTTTAACCAGTCTAACTTTGAGACAGAAGTACATGAGATGTACGTAGACCTAGTTGTCTTTGGCACTGGCTGTATGTTTGTCGAAATGGATAAAGGCCAGCTACGTTGTAGCACAAGACACATCTCTGAGTTTTATGTACAAGAAGACCAGTATGGGATAGTTAATACCGTTTTTAGAAAATATGAAATCACAGCAGTGTCAGCTATACAAAGATTTGGCATTGATAATGTTAGTGAGCATATCCAAAGGGTATATAAGAAAAATCCTGATGACTTTGTAGAAATACTACATTGCGTTACACCAAGGATAGAGCGCGATATACGTAAAGTAGACAATAAGAACATGCCTTTCATGTCTGTTTACATTTGCATGAAGAGTAAAATGGTTATGGCAGAAGGTGGTTTTGAGGAGCTACCATACGTTGTGCCACGTTTCTTGAAGGCTACAGGCGAGGTTATGGGCCGTTCCCCTGCAATGGTTGCACTACCAGATGTTAAGATGCTGAATCTGATGTCTAAGACAATCATTCAGGCAGCGCAAAAAATGATTGACCCACCGTTGCTAGTGCCAGATGACGGTTTCTTACTACCTATTAGAACCCAACCTGGTGGTCTAAACTTCTATAGAGCTGGCTCAAGAGACACAATTACACCGTTAAATACTGGCGCTAACATACCTATCGGCCTTTCTATGGAAGACCAAAGAAGACAGGCTATCCGTTCTGCGTTTTATGTAGACCAGTTACTTGTTGGCGGCTCCCCTAATATGACAGCAACAGAGGTTATCCAAAGGCAGGAAGAGCGAATGAGGGTGATTGGCCCTGTGCTTGGAAGGTTGATGAATGAGATGTTGCGTCCACTTATAGACAGAGTGTTTGCGCTAATGGTTAGAGAAAATTTATTAGCCCCAGCTCCTGAAATACTACAGGGTCAAGATGTGGACATAGAATATGTATCACCACTAGCAAGAGCGCAAAAGTCAAGCAGTCTTAATAATACCTTGAAAGCACTTGAGGTATTGATGCCATTATCACAAGCATTACCTGTAGGGGACCATATAGACCCAGATGGTTTAGTAAGGCATATCACTGAGGCGCTTGGCGTTCCTAAGACTACGTTAAAGTCACAACGCGAAGTTAATCAGGTAAGGCAACAGCGTGAGCAAATGCAACAACAGATGGCAGAGCGTGAAGCTCTATCACAAGATGTAGCAGATACAGCGCAAGCAGCACAAGCAGTTAGGATGGTCCAGAAGTAATGGTTGACCCTATTAAAGAACAAGAGAAACTCAAACAAATGTACACCGATGTTTTCAGCAGCGAGTCTGGGAAGAAGGTGTTACAAGACCTTGAAAAGCGGTGTAACTACCACTGGACAAGTTATGTAGCTGGCGATGCTAATGCCACTACATTTGAAGAGGGCAAACGTGCCACAATATTACACATTCATCAAATGATAATTAAGGAGACATAATGTCTGAAGAAACTGTCGAACAGGTAGACCAGTCTGAAGGTACTGTGCTGGAAACCCCAGCAGAAACAGCCCAAGGCGGTTCTGGTAACGATTTTTTAAATTTAATCCCAGAAGAGTTAAGAGAACACCCTAGCCTATCACCAATTAAGGACGTTGGTAATTTAGCTAGGTCATATGTAAACGCACAAAAGTTAATAGGCGCTGATAAAATTCCAATGCCAGTTAATCCTAGTGACGAAGATTTAGATAGGATTTATGGACGTTTAGGAAGGCCAGAGACAGCAGATGGTTATCAAATTGCTGCTGATGGCAATATAGTTACTGATGAAATAGTAAGTAATTACAAAGACATAGCGCACAAACTTAGACTAACACCAGACCAAGCTAGTGGTGTTTTAGAATATTACAAGTCTGTAGCGCAGGGCAGCCAAGAAAGTTTGGCCCAAGAGTCAGAGCAGTCTAGGGCGCAAGCAGAAGATTCGCTCAAGAAAGAATGGGGCCAAGCCTATGAGCAGAAAGTATCTGGCGCTGCTCAAATAATAAATGAGTTTGGCAACAAAGACATGCTTGAGATGCAACTTGCAGACGGAACTAAGGTGGGCAATCATCCTGAGTTTATCAAAGCATTTGCAAAAATTGCTGATTTCAGGCAAAGTGTTACCAGCGAAGACACCATTTCGGAAGCATCTGTAAACCGAGCTATGACACCAGCAGAAGCCCAGAATGAGATTGATGTTATTATGAATGACAAGTCTCATGCTTATTGGGATAGGGCCAACGTAGTAGGAAGACAGAAGGCTATTGATAGGATGAACGAGCTATACGGCATGGTCTATAATGGATGAACTAGATTATCGCCAACTTAGAATTGAAGTTTTGCGCGTTGCACTTGAGTTTGGAACTCAGCGTGACGTAATAAAACCAGACCAACTTTTCGACAAATACTGGGAGTTGGTTATGCAGGGTAGCGGCAAGCAATGCTCTTGCCGTCCTAAAGACAGTCGGACAGACGATAGCTTTACGGCAGCTAAAAAGCCTAGAAGCGTCCGTAAGGGTAGCGCATCGCAAAGTGTATAAATGCAATAGTGTGACTATAAAGGAGCTTTAAAATGTCTACACAAGTAACTACAGCATTTGTACAACAGTATTCTGCAAACGTGCAGATGCTTTCACAACAGATGGGTTCCCGTCTACGTGAAGCGGTGCGTATTGAGAATGTTGTTGGCAAAAATGCTTTCATAGACCAAATAGGTTCAGCTACTGCTGCTGTGAGAACAACCAGACACGCTGATACCCCACAAACCGACACACCACATAGCAGACGCAGACTTACTTTGGCTGACTATGAGTATGCCGATTTGATTGATGACCAAGACAAAGTACGCATGTTGATTGACCCAACATCTTCTTACGCCCAAGCAGCCGCTGCTGGTATGGGACGTGCAATGGATGATGTAATCATTGCTGCTGCTCTTGGAACTGCTGCAACTGGCGAAACTGGTTCTGGCACACAAGCGATAACCAATACTATCGCTAATGGTAACACTAACTTGACTCTAGCAAAGCTACGCGAAGCTAAGTTTACATTAGACTCAGGTGATGTTGACCCATCAATCGCACGTTACATTGCTGTTGGACCAAGCCAGATTCAATCTTTGCTTGCTGACACAACTGTAACATCAAGTGATTTCAACACTGTTAAAGCACTTGTACAGGGTGAGTTAGACACATTTATGGGCTTCCGCTTCATAATGACTAACCGCCTAACAACCAGCAATGGTTCTGAAACTAATGACATCCGTAACTGCTTTGCTTGGGCAGAAGACGGCCTTACATTAGGACTTGGCAAAGATATCTCTGCAAGAATTGATGAGCGCGCTGACAAGAGCTACGCAACTCAAGTTTATTACTGCATGAGCATTGGCGCTGTTCGTATGGAAGAAGCCAAGGTTGTAAAAATCGACTGTGATGAGTCTCCAGACTAAGATGATTGGGGCGGTTATACCGCCCCTTTCTACTTCTTGTCGGGGGAAAAGACGTGGAATACAACAACGATTTTAAATATGATTTGAAAGTAGGGCAGTTAGCTGAGAAGTGGTTAAGTGAATTGCTGTCTGGAAAAACTATAGAAGTCAAAAGAGATTTTAGAGCTTCACGCACTGGGAAAGTGTTTGTGGAGTTTTTTTGTAGAGGTAAGCCATCTGGTATAGATAGAACAGAAGCAGACTATTGGGCATTTGTCATAGGTACTGGTTATGTGGTAATATTGCCTACAGAAGCCCTGAAAGAAATAGTTGAGCTACACAAAGAAAAAGGCTGGGTTATGTCTGGCGGTGATAGCAATGTTAGCCAGGGTGCGCTAGTAAAGGTTGAAAGGTTAGTTAAACATGCCATCGGTAGTTGATATATGTAATGAAGCTATGGATTTGCTCGGTGCAGCAACCATTACAGCGCTAACAGAAAACTCAAAAGAAGCAAGATTATGTAATAGACGGTTTGAAACTGTCCGTGACCAAGTGTTAAGAGCGCATCCTTGGAATGCAGCTATCACAAGAAAAGCATTACCTCAAGATAGCGCAGCCCCTGCATTTGGTTTTACTTATCAATACACTCTGCCAACTAACCCTTACTGCCTAAGAGTTCTATCTTTCTGGAATGCAAATGTAGACAACGAGATTGCCGCATATGACTCACAGAATATGTTTAAAGTAGAAGGCCGCAAAATATTAACAGACGAATCTACTTGCAAAATTATTTACATAGGCAGAGTAACAGACACAGAGCAGTATGATAGCTTGCTTTCTAGCACCATTGCCCACAAGTTAGCATCGGAAGTAGCCTATGCAATCACTGGTAGTAATAGTATCGGACAACAAATGTT